CCCCCCCCCCCCCCCCCCCCCCCCTTTTTTTTTTCAAGCAGAAGACGGCATACGAGATGTAGAGAGGTCTCGTGGGCTCGGAGATGTGTATAAGAGACAGCTCCTGGATTTGGCAAAATAATCTGCTTGCTTCCTTGCAGATTCGAGCCTTGCTCCGAGACTGGCGGATGTGTTGGCGTCTCTGTTGGCCTTGAGTTGAGCAATGAACTCGGGCTGATCTCCGATAGCAACGTCGCCCTCATCTGGGACAGTTCTTGCAATGCGTTGAGCAGATTGTTCTCTGCTTCGGAGATAAGCAACAACGTCGGTCTCAAAACCTGATCCGTAAGACTTATTTGCATTGGTCAATCACTCCAACTCCTCAAGAGTCGCAATACTTGGGTCAATCAAAAACTGAATGTTGCTATGTCCTGTAGCATCGGCATAGCCGTTGCGATTCTTCACAGGAGCAAGGTAGAACGTGTTTCCATCGTAAGCTGTAGTCAGCACAAGCACGGCGAACTTATCAACCTTCTGAAGCAGCGACTTCTTAGACTGCGTAGGATTGCCTGGTTCATTCTCACTGGTGTGGTGTGCTATGATGATACAGGAGCCTGTCTCCCTGGCCAACTTGTCCAGGTACTTGACGATGGACTCCAGAGAACCACCACCGTCTTCGTAGTAGTCTACCTTCATCAGAATGTCTATGATCACCAGGTGAGGGTATTCACCCCACAGTTCCTCAAAAGCCTGTAGCTCTTCTTCAATGTCCTCAAGGGACGGAGAAGGGTCGAAAGACCAGCGCACCCACTCCATGTCAGAAAGCTTCTGCGAGGCCCACTCAGGGTCTTTCAGAGCCTTCAGGCGCATGATGTAGCTGTCCTGCTTGGTACGCCTGCTGAGGAAACGTGAGATGGTGTCCATCTCGTTGGTGTCGTTGCTGAAGTAGAGTGTTGGAATCTTCAACTCATCGGCCAGTTGGCCGAGGAACATGGACTTCATGGATCCGCTGAGTCCTGCCACGATGGCAGTACTGCCACGGTAGAAGTGGATCCCTCTATCCTTCAAGGATAGGAATACATCTGGAAGGGGCTCACCATTCGTGAGCCCCCGCCTAACAGCACGAGCCAGCTTGAAACTCAACTAGCAGCAACCAGCATCAGGAAAGATAAACACTTCAGGCTCTACGTAGTTGTGTGTGGGGAAGTGACGGACCTTCTGCCAGTCTTCAGCAGACAGCTGAACATTAGGGAACCTCTTAAGGAGGTTCTCAACTTCCCCATCAGTCTCTGCGATTACCACCACAGAACCACCACTGTGCCAATTACCTGTGACCTGCTGTGGTTCCTCAAACAGATAGATCTTCATCAGCTACCCCTTAACGGTTCTGAAGAGAGCCGTCCTTGTTGGCCCAGAGTGGATCACACTTGCTTGAGTCATTCTTGTCAGCCGGGCACATCCAAGCCTGCCACGGACCCTTACCAGAGCGGCCGGTTACCCAATCACGCTCACCGTGCTCGCACGAATAGGTGTCGCTATCCTCGTCATAGACAGGCTTCTTGGCCGCTGGCTTCTTGTAACCTGTGGAGCCTCCTGCGGAGGGCTTAGAGAAGCCAGCAGAGCCTCCAAAAGCCTTAGCAAACTCCTTGGCCTTACGGGCAGTCAGGTCCATCAGCTCATCAAGGTCCTCATGCTGAAGAGAATCCTTAGCCTCTTCCACGGAGTTCGTGTGGAAGACCAGCCACGGAGCATCGAAACCTGTTCCGGCCTTCAGCGTAACTGTGAGGAACTCACGATCAGGGTTGCCAACGTGCTCAATCACACTAGGCTTGTCATCCTCCCACGGATCCTCCGTGGTTTCAACCTTCTTAGTAACCATGTTACCCTTCGTAGTTGGGGTTGAGCCTGTCGTACTGCCTGGTAACTTCAGTGTCGCCAGAGGCGAGATAGCAACCTGAGGAGAGTCCACAAGTCCCGCACTGCTTGCCTCGGTTGGGGATAAAAACACCGGAACTGATACCATTGTACCATTCCTTCGCTATCTCATCAACTGTCTCTAGTGTCCAATTGGACACATCCATCGGGTAGAACTCATCGTCCTTGAACATATAGTTGTAAGCTACAGTCACCGGAATGTCCAGTTTCAGACTGGTGAGCACTGAATAGATGCCAAGCTGCTGGTCTGAGTCAGGGCGTGTAGCACCCGTCTTCAGATCATAGATGGTAGCAGCTTCATTGCTACCGTGAATCAGAACACGGTCCACATACCCCTTGATCAGAATACCAGAAGGCAACTCTGTTGCCACGTCCAGCTCAACATGATCCCAGTCGGGGCGGGTATGGACGGACCACTGTCTCACATATTGTGGACCTTGCTGCATCCAGCGGTCGTAGCCCTGTGCTCGCGCACCATATCCAGCCTTGCGCCACTTGTCCTGATCTGGCTCTGTATCGACAGCGTCAGAAATTTCAATGTTGAATGCTGTGTAAAAAGCCATCTCAGGACTGTCGTCCCACTCACCCTTATCCAGCCACTCTGTGGCGTTATGCACTGCACTTCCACCAAGTAGCCACCAAGCGGGAAGCTCGGGTACTCCGAGCTTACCAAGTTCATATGCCTTACCGCAACGCAAGTAGCTGTTGATAGCTGAGTGGCTAGTGTGTTCAGGTATTAGGAATTCGATCATCCAGTTCCTCGATGTAGTGAAGATCACTGCTATTACGAGGATGGTATCGGAAGACACCACCCCAAACCCCCACAGACTCAGAATCCCTGGCGGCGGCCAGACAGGTATCTTGCACAGGGCACTGTGGGCAGAACTGACGCCACTCGGCGTCAGGCTTCAGGTAGTCACGGCTGAGGTTGTTGCTACCATCAAAGAAGAAGATCTTGGGATCGGCATCAGCGCAAGCTGCCTCATGCTGCCACATACGTGGCTGCTGTGACTCCCACCCATCATAAGCTACAGGTTCCTGCTTGACCTTGGCAACTCGCGGAGGAGTGCGCAGGTACATGCGTTGCTCTTCACTCAGCTTGTCCCAAAACCACTCCTGATACTTACCTGCCTCCAACATGGTCTCGTCATACTGAAACTTCTCATAGCTGCTGCCGGGGTGTCCGTAAGGGATGCTCATGTGTCCAAGACTAGCACACGGTGTCAAGCCCTCAGCAGTGTCATGATAAGTCGGACATCTATGATGTCCTCTACAACCACCTGAGTAGTGAGTTGACTTCCACCGAGTAGTTTGCTATGCTTAGGCTTGTAGCCTTTAAGGAGGGGGTTTATCCCCCTCCGCACACTGAGTTGCTAAGCCCGCTGTAGGCGGGCTAAGTTAAGTGGGCGGGCGGGTTGAGCCCGCCCTTACTATAGGGAGACTCTATGAGAGTACTCGCTGGTGGTAGTATCAAGGTACCCGAAGGGTACGATGACCTGACCATCATGTGGGAGTGGATGGAACGCCAGCACACGCTGGCGCTAGACTTGGAGACTACAGGGCTAGACATCTACTCTGAAGACTTCCGCATCAGACTGATTGCTCTGGCTACGCCTACAGAGGCATATGTGTTTCCATACGAGACCTTTGGTCTCGCTCTGAATTTGGTGCCGATGCTCCAGAGCAAGCGGCTGGTCATGCACAACGGCTTCGGGTTTGACATCCCTGCCCTTGCTCGCCACCTAGGTGGCACTATTGAGCACTGGTCCTCAATCACCCGCGACACCAAGATCCTAGCACATCAGGTTGATCCGCGTGGTCGTGATGAAGGTGGCATCGGCCAAGCTCTTGAGGATCTTCTACCGCACTATGTGCCTGAGTGTTTCAAGCTTAAGAAGGAGCTACAGGATGAATACACCAGACTCCGAAAGTCTGGAGCACTACCAAAGGAAGCCTCTGCCAAGATTGCGGACATGTACCGATGGATGCCAATTGACAACGAACTCTTCCTCATCTACGCAGGAACAGACGCCATCGGAACAGCAAGACTCTTCAAAATTCTCCAAAAGCAAGTAGATGTGAACAGTGATCTGAGCAGGAATGATCACAGGGTTGCTATGATCGCATCCCTTATGGATGCGAAGGGGTTCCTGCTGGACCGAGACTACACTCAGCGTCTAGCTGACCACCTGTGGATGGAAGAGGAACGTCAGAAGGACGTTGCGTGGGAGTATGGTCTGGAGAACATCAACTCCAATGACCAAGTGTATCAGGCGCTTACAGCGCGTGGTATTCCCATCACAGAGACAACAGCCAAGGGCAACCCCAAGGTTGACAAGAACTTGTTTGCAGCACATGCGGATGATCCACTGGTACACGCTATCGTAGAAGGTAAGAAGGCTGGTAAGTGGCGGAAGACTTGGGTAGAAAAGTTCCTAGACGGCGCAGACAGCAACGGCCGAGTACACCCATCGACCAATACCTTGCGTGCCAGAACTGCCAGGTTTTCCATTACGGGCATTCCAGCACAGACCCTGCCATCTTCCGATTCACTCATTCGTTCCTGCTTTGTGAGCGACACAGGCGAGGTAATCGTTGGAGTTGACTACTCCAACCAAGAGTTGCGGTTTGCCGCAGCTAAGGCACCAGATGCTCGTATGATCAAGGCGTTCCGTGAAGGTGAGAACCTTCACAAGATCACAGCAGCTGTAGCCTTCCCTGGTTTGGATGTGTCCAAGGGCACACCTTATTATGATCTTGGTAAGATGGGTAACTTCGCCGTAGGCTACGGTGCTGGTGTCAGTGGTCTGGTTCGTCAGGGCATGACTCAGGAGCAAGCCGTTGCCGTACGCAACGGTATCAAGAAGGCCTACAAGGGCATGGCTGCCTTCTCTGAGCGCCTACAGGCAGAGGCACGTAGGGATGGCTACATCACCACCTGGACGGGCCGTAGGCTTCCTGTGGATGAGGGCCGCGAGTACGCGGCGTTCAACTACTACATCCAGTCAGGTTGCCGAGACTTGACAGGGCATGCTATGCTTAGGTTGTACGACGCTGGATACGTGGAGCACATGCGACTGCCCATTCACGATGAGATCTTGTTCTCACTGCCGTACGATGATGAACTGATCTTGGATGTGGTACGCTTGATGAGCACAACAGTAGGTCCGCTGGAGATTCCTGCGGAGGCTAAGATCGGATCTAGGAGTTGGGGAAGCTTGTATGAGTCTTGAGAGCTACTGGGATTGGTAATCATGAAGCAGCCTTACGATTGTGTCTGTAAATGTAAAATGTGTCAGAAGGGTGACCACTGTGGTCGCAGTTGGATGGGATGTGAGTAAATGAAGAAGCCAGAGTGCGCTTGTGGCTGTGCAAGGTGTTGGGAGGGTAATCATTCTCAGTGTCCATATAACTGCCAGTAAGGGTCCATGCAGTTGTACCTGTATCAACTGCTACAAGAGGCAGCACTGTCACACACAGGAGTCAGGATGCTACAAGTAAGGGATTGTAGTTGCCGCTGCTTCAACTGTTTTCGTCATCAACACTGTCATGATCAAGCGAATGGGTGCTTCAAGTGAGTGGGAAGTGTTCATGCACCTGTAGCTACTGCTACAAGGCTAAGCTTGGTGAGAATGCAGTTCACTGCGGACGACCACTACTCGGATGCGAGGTTGACTGATGGGACTGTTTAGTCCAACGCCACGACCTGTAAGCTCTGTGCCTGGTGGCACTGGCAATCCGATTCCGGAGACTCCCAAGCCCCTTCCCCTCACAGGTGATCAGGTTGGTCCAGATGAGTATTGTGGTAGGTGTTGGGATTGGTATCCTGTGGGTACCAAGCATAAGTGTAGGAATGCATAATGGCCAGCAACTGTGAGTATGCGAACACTTGTTACAGCAAGATCTGTCAGAACTCTTGGCCACCGATTCACCTTTACATTCATGATGAAGGTTGCCACATCAACTGCACGAAGGACTAGCGTGTGTAAGGATCGCGGCTCATGCCGCTGTGAAGGCTGTGCTTCAGGTAAGTGTGCTATTGGCCAGTACAAGCACTGTGGAGACCACAGTGCACAGTGTCACAGGTACTGTGACTAGCGAGTTGACAAACTGAAGATCGTGTGGTATAGTTAGAAGTGTTCACTGCTACACGGGTGTGATGTGCAGGCTGGTGAGGCCAAGTCAGCCCAGTGAACACGATGCGGAGTGGACTGGAGTTCGGTACCAGCAGGGTCTCATAAACCCCACGACGTGGGTTCAAATCCCACCTTCGCCACGACAGTCAGGGAGCTGTAATGAGCAGGATGCTGAAGCCCTGCTATCTGGGATAGCCCTGGCAGACTTACCTCTATAGCTCAGTGGATAGAGCCGCAGGCTACGAACCTGTGTTGGTCGGGAGTTCGAATCTCTCTAGAGGTACGTTTCATGTTGCATTGGTGTAAAGGTTAGCATGGCAGATTCTCAATCTGTGGGTAGGGGTTCAAGTCCCCTATGCAATACTCAACGGCTCCTAGCTTAGTAGGGAAAGCGCTCGGTTGAAGCCCGAGAGTCCTGAGTTCGATCCTTGGGGAGTCGGCACAACACTTAAGCCCTCAATTAGATGGTCTAGTAGACGGCTGCAACCCGTCTGGTAAGCGGTTCGATTCCGCCTTAAGTGTCTATGCTCCTATAACATAAAGGGAATGTAACAGACTCTTAATCTGTGAATCAGCGTTCGATTCGCTGTGGGAGTACTCGTGTGGTCTGGTGCTAGGTAAGAGGAGACTCCATACCGGTCCAGCAAGAAATTGGTCTTCCACCACACAATGCCTTACTGGTCTAACGGCTACGACGTCTGTCTTCCAAACAGAAGAACTCGGTTCAATTCCGGGGTGAGGTACTTTGGAAAGGTCCACCTATCGGCACAGGTAGCACACTGCTAATGTGTAGGCTTTCGGGTCTTGGAGGTTCGACTCCTCTCCTTTCCGCGTAATAAAATGGAAGTACTAACATTGGTGCGTGTAGCTGTCTAGAAAACAGTGGGGCTGTGAAAGGTCCTGGGGGTTCGAATCCCTCTGCTTCCGCTCTACAATGCTTCACTAGCTCAAAGGACAGAGTACCCGTCCCCTAAACGGTTTGGTCCAGGTTCGAGTCCTGGGTGAAGCACCACTACCTGTATACCTTCCCCGGTAGTATAAATAAATGGGATGTGGGTTGAGAAAGCTGGTTGCTACTTACACCATACAGACTGGTGCGGGAAATAGAACACGTGTGAAAGCCAAGTCAGTCCAATCAGCATTTAGCCCGAGTAGACAAATGGCAAAGTCACCAGTCTTAGAAACTGGGATCTGTGGGTTCAACTCCCACCTTGGGTACGTAAGTCAACTGCATGTAGGGAAGTGGTTAACCCGCCTGGTTTGGGACCAGGATAACGCAGGTTCGAATCCTGCCATGCGGACGTAAGGGCCAGGGGACCATAATAGGTCTGGGATTGTGATTCGGACCCTGGGATCGGGAGATATGGTACCCCGAGTATGCTCGGTTCGTCTAATGGGAGGGCCGCTGTTTTACACGCAGCTGATGGCAGTTCGATTCTGTCACCGAGTACTGTATGGTCTTCGTATAATGGAAATTACCTCCGGCTCCAACCCGGAAGATGTGGGTTCGATTCCTACAGACTGTGCCAATGACCTATGGCCAAGCTGGTAAGGCGCGGGATTGTTAATCCCGGTACCGCAGGTTCGAGTCCTGCTAGGTCAGCAAGACGCTGGATAGCCCAAAGTAGAGGCACAAGGCTCAAACCCTTGACAGTGTGGGTTCAAGACCCACTCCAGTGACGCAACGGGCTTTAGCTTAATGGTAGAGCACCACCTTGTCACGGTGGTAGGTGCGGGTTCAAGTCCCGTAGGTCTGACAATGCTTGTCCAAACGAGAATAGCCGGTGCTACGGACAAGAAGACACAGCATCCCGGAAGCGTGGTGTCTATAATCTCCGCTGGTGTAAAGGCAGCACGTCTGAGTCTGGTTCAGACGGTCGGGGTTCGAATCCTTGGTGGAGAGCTTGTAAAGCAATGCGTAGGTCCTGGGAGACAAGAGAGGCTGTAACCCTTTCGCTTCGGCTTGCTAGGTTCGATCCCTAGATACGCAACTGTGGACGTAGCTTAACGGTAAAGTTCTGGAATGTGACTCCAGAGAAGAGGGTTCAACTCCCTCCGTTCACCCCAACGATGTGTAGCTTAGCTGGTTAAAGCACTCGTCTGATACACGAGAGATCGTAGGTTCAAGTCCTACTGCATCGACGCAAGGGTATAGTTAGAAGTGGTAGAACAGCCGGGCCACCCGGAAAGTCTAGGTTCGAATCCTAGTGCCTGCGCCAGGCCCTGTTAGCTCAGTGGTAGAGCGAGTCTCTTGTAAAGACCAGACCGGAGTTCGATTCTTCGATGGGGATCCAATAATGAAACAACGCGGTGGTAAGCACGCAGCACCATATGACCCTAGCAATGATGTCCTGCATGTATCGACAGACAATAACTACTGTGACCAGAAGCATTCATGCTTCCATCATGGTTGTCTGGTTGGTGCCTGTGGAAACGGAACGGTAGGTTCCCACTGCAATGACCACAATAGGAACTGTCACATGTCTTGCTAGGTGTAACCTAGCAGGATATTGCTGGTGTACCGGACGTGGTTGTTGCCCAAACAACCACTGTAACAACCACAACAACACATGCCATCTCAGCTGTTAAACAGAAGTAAGCCCCCGACTCTTTCGAGTCGGGGGCTATTTTACTTTAGGTCGGCTGTATGTTCAGATGCTTCAGAAGCACTTGCAGCGCCATAGTCTGTAGCGAAGTTGGCATACAGAGAGACGATCACTAGGTAGAGGACACTGGCCCTGGCCCAGAAACCTGGGAACACGATGAAGATCGTGACCGCAACTACCTTGTTGATCAGCCAGAAATACGCCATGCGAATGTGGAACGTTGTCTGGAATTCTGGATCATACTCAAGCTTATGCTTGAGCTTCCTTAGGCCATTGAGGTCCATAGGTTACAGAAGTCCAGCAGTGGAGTTTCCACCCCACCAGTTGGTACCGTCACAGTAGACGTCGAACTTACCGATCTTGGAAGCTGTGACTGCAATACCAGTACCAGCAGCAGTACCATTGATAGTACCACCACCAGTCTTGACAGTAACCTGGCCAGCATTGCTGACAGTCTGTACGAACACGTACTGACGGCCCTTAAGAGCTGCCGAAGCTGCGGGCAGGGTAATCACATACGCGTTGGTTGGGTCGTAGAAGATCACGTAGTCATTCGCTGTGACTGTATAGGTTGCGGTTAGAACCGCAGTCGCAGTAAGGTTTACATCGTCCATACCAGAAATTTTAACCACCCCTTGTGGGTTGACTCCAGACATGCCTAGTGGTATACTGGGTACATGCCTAATAAAAAGAATTATGGCTCTGTGTGCAACGAGCCCGAGTGTGTGAAGCCCCTCCCTGACCCCCTAGGTGCTAGAGGGTTTTGTGGGAACCACTATAAGAAAAGACTCAGGGAAGGAATGGTGCGAGTTAACGCCCCAAGGGGCGCTGGTCACACAGATAAAAAGGGATACATGTATATGTATCATGACGGAAAAAGCACTCTGGTCCATCGAGTTGTCATGGAACAGTATCTTGGAAGGAAGCTCCTACCCGGTGAAGAGGTTCACCACAAGAACGGGATTCGATCTGATAATCGAATCGATAACCTTGAGCTTTGGGCGAGAAGCCAGCCAGCGGGTAGTAGAGTAGAAGATCTGGTGGTATGGGCTAGAGAGATTCTAGCCCTTTACGAAGACGAAACCGGACATAGTTTTCCTTAAATGGAGCCGACCACAAGCCATGTGGTAGAGATAGACATGAGTGTGACAGAGTGGCCGTTGGTACCACCCGAAGCCAGCGCAAGCGTGGCTGCAATGTTGTTGATCTTCTCCGAAGCATTCGGAGTAACAGTGATGGCGTTAGCACCACCATCCTTGGCAATCACCACAGTGTGCCCGATGGGCACAGCTGCCAGAGGTGGAAGGGTGATAGCATAAGCAGCACCCGCTGTTGCCATAACAGTCATATCGGTAGTCGTCAGCGTATAAGCTGCCGACACGGCCTTAGTGGTCTGGGGCCAATCGACGTCAGAGAATCCAGCCATTAGAGCTTCGCCTTCAGTTCAGCGATTACTAGATCAGCAATCTGTTGTGCATTAAGCTGGCTACCAGAGCCAGCAACTACCTTGGTCTCAAGGTCATTGACCTTGTTCAAAATCTCAGCTACTCGCGCAGCAGTCCAAGTCCACAGAGTCTGTAGGTTGGTGCTTCCGCCGAAGCCCTCAGGGCCAAGGTCAGGCATCTGCTGAAGAACTGCTGGGGAAAAGGTTACAGTGTCGGTAAGGTTCACGTCGGGGCTTCCTCCGTTGATGATGGCAGCCAGCTGTGCTGGCGTACCCTGGAATGCGTTCATATCGATAGGAGTACTTGTGTACTGCCACACAGTGGGAGTGACACCACCATATGGTGCTGGCCAATTGGTGTCACTGTAACTGCGGTATTCAGAGGCAATGACAGGTACCCCTAGAGAGGCCAGAGAGCCCCCTGTGAGGTCCAGATACCAGTGCGGGTAGTAGACAGACCAGACACGCCCTCCTAGGGCGTGTAGAGCCGTAATGAAGCGCTGGCACCAGTCAACCCCTGGACGGCTTCCACCGGACTGCTCAACATCTAGCATACATGGGATCTTGCCAGCTACGTTGAAGTAGTACTGTGCCTGAGCCTCTGGCGAGGACTCAGACTTCAGGAAGTGGTAACCACTGAAAGGGATACCAAGGTGTGCAGCTTGAGCCTTGAAGTCCTGAAATGCTGCATCAATGTAGTAGACACCCTCTGTGGCCTTCGCCACAACAGCAGGAGTCCCTGAAGGAATGGCGTATCCAGTTTCGTAAGAACTCAAGTCAGGGTAAAATACAGTCACTAGAACTTACCTCCGGTCAGGAAGTGTGCGGACAGCCACGCTAGGAAGGCCAACAACAGGAACCTACGAAGCCTCCAGAACTCACTGTGTCCCTTGATAGAGAACCAATACCATACATGGTATGATAGAGTCCCTGGCGTGCTCTTAGTGGCGAGGGCTACACCCTCTTCGACGACGAACCAGAGGATCCAGAGGACCCATCCAGTTGTATAAACACCAGATAGCTTCATTAGTTATTCATTCCCAACAGAGACAAGCTCGCCTGGTAGCTGATTGAAAACCCTGGAAGCGCTCGAACCATCCCATCGGACCCAATCCGTTCCGCTTCCCGAATATCGTCGGCCATCCTCTTCTGCATCGGGGACCCAATGAAGTTCTCCGAGTGTTCGCGCTGTGCGCTCGTCAACCACGCCCGTGGCCTGGAGTCCGTGAAGTCGCTGCCATCCTCGGATCGCACGTACTGTGTCCTCATTAAGGCTTCCTGTTCGTGGTAGTCTTAGAAGTAGTTGAACTGTTTCGACTTCCTGTCCCACCGCCCCCAATGAGATATCCCTGACGAACCAGCTCGGAGTATCCATCGATTGTCTCCTCTAGAGCGCAGATGCGCTCATCCTTCCTGGTACTATCTGTGCGAAGCTCAATATTCTCACGCTTCAACTGGTTGATAGTTCTCTCGTGGGCCATTACAAGCGCCTGAAGGTCTGAGATAACCTGCTTCTTGATGTTAGACCGCCCCACCACAACTACTGCTGCGAGGGAGCAGACAAGAGTCAGTGTCTCTAGGAAGTTCATAGCACCCATGTCTCCTCCTAAGAGATCACTCGGCACTGAAGAATAATGTATCCCCCATGAGCATTTGAATCCTGATTGCCAGCACTTGATACCTTGGCCAGCTCAGGTGACTGCTGTTCAAACTTGTAGTTATCTACAACCACCAGGTTACCCGTGTTGTAGTTCAGGTCCTGTAGCAGAACTACGTTACCCGACTGGGTCAGTGCCTCTACCGCTGTGATACGCTGATAGGCGTATCCATCATACCCGTGTAGCACACCATTTCGGTCGGTTTCCTTATCCAGACACAGCAAAGGAATCTCAATGAGAATCTGTCGATTCACACCAGGAAGCGCCCGAAGCTGATAGCCGTTGAGTGTAGGCCCTGAGTTGACACTGATAGTGTCTGCATGTAGGACGAACTTGAACTGGAACCACTCTTGGGCATTGCCGATATCTGCAATGTAGAAAGGTGAAGCCGAACCAGCAGTGCTGGATCCTGTCACATTGAGAGCGATGTTGGTAAGTCCGCTGCTTGGGTTCTGCCCAAGAACATCAATACTTCCATTGGTGATGTTTGGGTGTCGAAGATAGATGTACTTGAAGTGCTTGGGCTCTAGGGTATTGAATCGGATCTTTGATGTGTAAAGGAAACCAGTTGCCTGCTTGCGTGTCAAGTCTGGAACGTACACAAAGCCGCCGACAGCAAAAGCAATATTTGGTGTGGTACCCATTGCAGCAATACTATTCACAGGCTGACCAGAGGTTGCCAAGTTTCCGATGAGATCATTGCAGAATGGCTGACCACCTGTGGAGGTCTGAACACCTAGATCTACTCGCATGATCATGTCTGCATTAGTGGCATCAGAGGGATTAGTCCAGCCCTTCTGTGGGATCAGGTTGTTACCCTGATTGCCAATGAACAAGAAGCGATCATAGCCACTGATAGCCTGAACACCAACATTGTTTGGGTCTTGAACAATGAGAGGGCCGTAGGCAATATTACCATTGGTGTCTGCCACTGCCACACGGAAACCGTGATTAGTTCCAATGCCAATGTAGTACCCAATGTAGGCATACATGGATAGAATCTTTTCACCAAACGGCATAGTAGCTGCCACAATACCAGAGGTGAGCACAGGAAGTGCTCCACCAGAGTCCAGGGTGAACTTATGAATTTGAGAGATCATTCCACCAGCATTGCCAGATACCAAGATAGCTGGACCAATCTCAGAGATATCTGTGAAAATATAGTTAGCGTTCTGATGGGTGAACTTAGGAGTCGGCAGTGTTGGCGGAGCGCCGCCAACCAGCTCATAGACATTGTTGTCCAAGCCTGCTACAAGACGGCCCTTGATCCAGCCCAGAACGTAGTTACCAGTGGTGGACGGAACACTCCAAAGCTTTGTAGCTGCCGCTGCGGGTGTAGAAATCACACCCTTGTAGATGCCTGTCTTGTCCGCAAAGTAGTAGTTGGTACCGTCATCTGTAAACGTGTTAGCCAGCCCGGTCAAGCCACCAGGCATGGTGTAATTCGTGGTTGTCCCGTCTGTTGCCAGGAAGTTGAGAGTCTTCCCCCCAATATCGAGAGCAAGCACGCCGTCCTTACCCTGTCTCTTATACACATCTCCGAGCCCACGAGACCTCTCTACATCTCGTATGCCGTCTTCTGCTTGAAAAAAAAATAGGGGGGGGGGGG